AAGGGAAAAAAGATATTTTCAGGAGTACCACTATTGCCGCCTGATTGACGATTTATTAAATCCGATATGTCTGTTATTGCTGCCATGTTATTCCGTTTTGAATTGCGTGAGCTTTTGCCTCAACAATTAGTTCCGCTAAGTTGTCGATATTTGTCCCCGATTGATACACCAAACCACCTGCTTGTGGTAGTATCTCAAAACTTTCGTTACTAACTTGTAATGCCCAATCACCCCCATCTGATAGGTATAGGATTGATTCTGTTTTTTCAATTATTGTCATGTGTATTGTAAATAAATATCTCCGTCTGAACCGCCTGATGGTGCTGCTGTTCCGCTTGTGAAGTTGGCACCTACCACCACCGTCTTGTTGTACCATGCCGTAAGTATATCGCCCGTGTTCGGTGCTGTATTAAAGGTAAACGTACCACTTGCAGGGGTTGTTTCTACCCAGTCATTTGACCCGCCTTGCGTTAATACTTGTCCATTACGAGCAACCACTAAAGTTCCTGATATGTAAACACCCTGCGACACGGTGAATAAAGTGTTACTGCCATTGATAGTCCCACTCAATAGGGCATAAGTACCATTGTCAGGGGATTGGTCTAAGTATATTTGAGTGTTTCCGCCACCGCCTGACACAACTAAATCGCCTGATCCTAAAATTGAGCTTCCATTAATTGTCTTAATGTTTGTCGCGCTGACAAGTGTATCTTGTTTGCTTGCTGCCAAACCGCTATACAATGAGTTAACGGCATTGTCACCCGTGTTTGTTCCGCTTGTGTTTCCTACAACTACCAACTGCGCATCCGTCACATACCGCTTGTTGCTTGAATCCGCAATGTCTGCTGTGGTAGCATCTGCCCCTGCGGTTACAAGTCCTTTTGCATCATAGGTAATTTTGGTTTTTGTCGCGCCTGTGATGGCTGCATTTTCATCAACCTTAGAATCTAACTGCGTTTGAATAGCAGACGTTACACCGTTTAAATATCCGAACTCGGTATTATCTACGCCACCTGCACCAATTTTAACGGCATCTATGCCCGTGCTTAACTTTGCATCAGTTACTACTCCATTATCTATTGTCCATGTTGCACCGCTTCCACTTACCGTTATATCTCCTTTGTCTCCATCAGATATACCACCGCCTCCACTATATTGGGGAATGTTTAAAGTAGCACCCACCAATGTAGCTGCCCCACTTGACCCCGTAGTGGTTAGAGTTAAAGTGTTTTGCTTGGCGTTTAAAGCCGTTTGTGTTGCCGTTGATACGGGTTTGTTGGCATCACTTGTATTGTCGACGTTTCCAAGTCCGACATCACTTTTTGCTAAGTCTATGTTACCACTGCCCACTAAGGATTGCCCCTCTATGGTTTTGATGTTTGTGCCACTTACCAAGGTCGCTTGTTTCCCTGCCAATGCATCAAATACGGCATCTTCTGACGGTGCTTTATCCGTTACTCCGTTGGTTATGGTTTGAACTATATTCGCGCTTGTTAAATAACTCCCCGCTGCTTGATATAGTGTATCAAAGTAAGTTTTAAGGGTTGCCTTTACATTTGCCCAAGATAGCTTTTTCCAAATGCTTAAATCGGCACTATCTTGCAGTAGCAAATTATCCGCATCAATTGGGGTTGATTTGCTTTCTGTTGTATCTACATCGTGCAACTCGCCCAATTCCCACCCATTCATTATCTTAACGTAGATTTTGCCATTTACTGAGTGCGCATACTCTACATAACCGATAATAACTAAATGGTTTGGTGCAGTTGGTTTGATGTTTGTAATTCTGCCCGCTGTGGTAGGTGACAAATAAAGTATATCCCCATCCGCCCATGTTTCGCTTTGTAGGCTTCCCGTTGTGTTGATGCCTTCCAAAGTACCCACGGTCATGATAAATCCTTCCTGATTTGTGGTAATGGTTTCAATCGCCAGACCAAGAGTGTCCGCGCTATTGTTATCGTCATTCGCTTGTGCTAAAGCTACGCCTAATCTTTGACCTTGCGCCCCTGATATTTTAACCGCTTGATATGCTGCCTTGGTTAGGGTAGTGTTTGGGCTTACTTTATTGACAATTCTTGCAATTAAGTCAACGCCATTTTTAAGGATGACATTACCGCCTTTTAAAGTGGTTTCAACACTTCCAATAGTGTCGTTCCATCTCGTAGTTCCTACGGTTGCTGTTCCCGTTGGTGATGTGTCTAAGTCAATTTGCCCTGCTTTGATTGCGTACTCACCAAGGTTAACGTCCTGCGTTGCACCCGTGTAGGGTACTTTGCCGTCTAATTGAGTTTGTGCGTTTGATGTAAGGCTATTGATATACTGAAATTCTGCGTTTGATACAGAGCCGTCCGCGATCTTGGTAGCGTCTATGCCCGTAGGTAAGTCACCCGCTGCGATTGTTAGGGTGTAAAATTCCAACCCACTTGCGTCTGCCTTTACTCTAACAAGTTTGCCACCTTGCCCTGAGTAAGAAGGGGGTACATCGGTTAAGTCTACAAACGCAGACGCACCACCACCCGAACCACCCCAATACTGCAAAGAGTTCCAAGCACCTACGCCCGTTCCTACTTTAAATTTTCGTGTATCGGTTTCCAAACCCATCTCACCCTCTGCAAGTATTGGATTTGATGCTGTCCATTGTGCAGCTGTGCCGCGTCTTAATTTTATTGTTATGTATCCACTCATGAGATTCCCCCGTCAATTAAAGGCGTGATGTATGTTGAATTGTAATAACCCCCGTCAATTACCAAGATGTCCAAATCTATTGAAGGGAAATCGTAACCGTTGGAAGGTACTGAGCAAAAATCCCTCTCGTATCTCATTTTAGCCTCAATGTTTATTATATGCCCAGCTACGATTGAAGTCTTATCGTCATAAAAGGGTGCTGCGTTGTCGTTTACCTCCCATGAAACAGATTCGCTTCTGTACACATAAAGCAAAGTAGACATAATGTCCTGAAGAATTAAGCCAGTGTCGGATAAAACCTCAACCGCATCGGTGAAATCTTCCTTATGCCTATCCATAACCGCGATTGCAAAACGGTATGAAATAGACCTATCTACTGAAGAAAGCCTATAACCATCGGGGAATATCCGCATTAACGGATAATCTACCCCCGTAGTGTCAATGTCAGCCTCAACACCCACTAAAATAGTGCGTATTTGCTTATGATTTTCCCCCGCTGTTCTTAGCGAAAGTATTAAGCGATTTAGGCTGTTCATTTAATCTTAGAAATTTTTTAAGTTTTTGCTCGTCTCTGATTTGCTTCTTAGTCTTCGGGCTCTTCATAGTCGCGACATTTGGTTTCCCCTAAGTAAATACCCGAAAAAAACGTAGTACTTGATGGGTGTATAGTGTCTATTCCGCTACCCGCATTTAGATAAAGTGGATAAGTAGTGCTATATTCCAATAAGTGCGCGGTCAATCTATTCGCGTAATACTCAGCTTTGTTTTTATAGTGGTTGGCTATGGTCGTAAGTTGATCTATGTCTATCGGGTTTGAGTTGTCAGAGGTGCGTGTGCTTATTGACTTGTTCATAAATTTAAAAGTCATAGGCACGGTTGCCTCCGAAATAATATAATGTAGCAAGCAAGGCGCGATGTATTGATTTATAAGCGTCTGATTGTTTGCGCTTAATGTACTGGCGTTAATCTGCGTTAAAATCTCATCATAAAGCCCTGAGCCTATTAAATCCCTAATATAAACGTCCTGAGAGGTACGCATTGCATTGCGAAGCAGTTTAGGGTCTACGTTGTCATCAATAGGCGAATTATCTTTCACCCATTGCACGTCAATCATATAAGCAAACTCAGGCATTTTTCCTCCTTACTATTATTTGTTTCCATTCGTGACGGCAAGCGGGTTCATTTACATCCGTGTTTGGATTGTGATACCAACCGCCTCTTCTTTTCCAAACATCATAACCTAGCACCGTACTCATTTTGTCTATGTCCTCGCGGCTGTAAACCCTGCCTAATGAAATTAACTTTTTGCAGAAATCTCTACTTTCGCCACCCGATACCAATTTAGGCGCATCGGCTCTTAGGTCATATTTATACCTTACTACTAAAGTTTGTTTGAGAATATCCGCGTCTAGGATTTTAACTGCTTTGGAGGTGTATTTGATTTTACCCTTTTGATCAAGTACTTGCAGAATCTTATCAATATCTTCCTCTGCTATTTTGGTTACTTCGCTGATTTCTTTAAGGCTTGCCTTTGGGTTTTCATTTACTACTTCGATTACTTTTAACTCCTTTTCCGTCAAGTCTGCAAATTCAAAATAGGTTTCTTCATCCCCGAAGAATTTAAAGATTTGCATTTCTCTGTCCTCTTCCTCGGCAAATTCTGCCACAACCGATAAACCTAGTTTTTGTCTTACCTCGTTCTTGTCTACGATGCCCTTTTCAAATAAAGCCACATAGTCAATTTCTACGGGTTCAAAACGTAGTGTTTCAACGTCCGCTGCGATTCCCATGTCATTTAAGAACTGAGTATAGATAGAATCTAACCTTTGTTGGTTTGGCTTGACGTATTGACGGTAGAATAACTCAGAGGCAACCGCTAATTCATTCCTTCCACCTAGTTGTCCTTCTTCCTTTACGCCTAAAAGCATCGGAGAAACAACTTGGTGTGCTATGAAAATATTGGATTCTACCGCCTTGCTTAATTCAATAAACATCGTGTCAAGCCCGCTACTCATCAATGGGGTTAATTCCGCTGCGGGTTCGTTTTTCTCGTTGTAAACTAACATTACCGAACCTGCGTTTGAATCGCCTTGGTGGTATTCTTTTAGTTTACGTTTAAATAAACGTGCTTCCTCTGGCGTTGGCTCGCCTTTGAATAGTTGTAAGATGTGCCCCGCACTAAAACCACTCGCGATATTATTTTGGTGGAAGTTGCTAATTCTAGCGTCAATGTCAATGTAATTTAAAGCGGGGTAGTATTCAGGCAAAGGGTAAACGTCCAAACCTGCACGATATTCACGATAGTAATAAAGCTGCTTAGTCATTGGCTTGGCAAGGTTTGGATTATAAGCGGGGTAATTAGTAATATCCGCTTCCTTTGCCTTGCTCCAATCCTCCGCATAGAAGTACTGAGAATGGTCTAATGTGCGAATCTTACTCACGTCAATGTGATAATATGAAGGCACACCCGCACGATTATAAACTACCTCAACCGCAAATCCCCCAAAAACCTTAACATCATGGGTTATCTTATAGCGGAACTCTTGGAAGGTATCGTATTTATTCCATTGGTCTATTTTCTCCTGAGGGACGCCTTTAACGCCTTCGCCAATAATATACAATACTTTTTGCTGAACGATTGAATTGTGAGTTGCTGACTTGTTTATTAAATAAATCAGTTGCTCAGGGAATGCGTTTTTTTCTCCAAATTCTACAATGCCTTTCGATTTCAGTTCTTTAAACTGAGGCATCTTGTTTTCCGCAAATGTCAGGAAGTCTATACTTTTAGCTGATAACATTTTGTTTATAGGTTGTGGTTATAGTGTTAGAAGGGAAATTATTTTCTGTATGGCGAACCATTGCGATTCCTCTTTCTACTTCCTCGTCTGCGTTGGCTGTGTTAGTGTTGCTGTTGGATGTCTGCGCGTATATCGTGTATACGTATTCCCCGACATTTAAAGTCTTTGCGCTGTTTGAGCCTTCTGTAAAAGTAAACTCATCATATCTTTCTGTATGCGTGGACGTGTTTGTGATAATAAAAGAAGTTTGCTGACTTGTAACCATGTCCTTAAAATGAATAAGAAAAAAGGGGTTAGTAATAGTGACCTTTTCCGTAACGGTTACTATTAAAGTGTTGCTTGCCCCTTTGCTTATTATCACCATAATAATAAATGTACAAAATCACAAAAACCCGCTAAATAAAAAAGCCTCACATTTCTGCAAGGCTTTTTTATTAATTGTTCCTAATTAAGATAATGATAGTGACGTTACAACGCCCGATTGAACTTTTGCGGGTAGGTCTGTTTCTTTGTGCAAGAAATTCAAAACCGCGCCCTTGAAGTCTGCAAACGCCTGACCGAATTGGATTTCTGATTGTTGCAACTGGATGCCATAATCAGCACCATACAGCCAATAGTTACCATCCGTGTCTAGCACAATACACCTCAAACGCGCCTGAGACAACAATTTAATTTCGTTGCGTTTAGCGGTTGAAAGTTTGTGCAGTCTTACGGTCAAGTCTGCCTCATAATAGGTTGTGCCGTTTTCAGTACTTGGAATAGTTCTCCATGTAGAAGTAGCCGTTTCCTTTTCTAGTTCGTATTTGAAATAAGCACGTCCACCCGTCAAAGTGTGTGCGCTGATTTCTCCGCTAGATTTAGTCACGGTGTCGGAAGAGTTAAACTCTACCAAATAAATTGATTTAATACCGCCCGTTTGGTCTTTGCAATCGAGGGTGAAGCCTTGGGTTAATAGACAAGCCATTGTTTTTAGTGTTTTATAAAAAAGGCGGGCATAAGAACCCGCCCTTTATTTTTGGTTAAACTTATATTTAGATTACGAAATAAACAACTTGGTCAGGGAATGCGATTTGGCAACCATACTTGAAGTTGGCTTTGAATTTAACGATGTCGTCATCTTCGCTATACCAAAATTTGAACTGCTCTTCCTCGTTCATCATGTCAGTACCCAAGAAGAAGTTAGCCCAATATGAGCAAACAATCTTATTAGTGCCATCCATACCAGGAAGACCGTAAATCTTGATGCCTGAAATAGGGTCAAGGATTTCAAGGCTCGCAGCTTCGTTTGCGTTGTAGTGGTAAAGGTTAGCAGATACCAACCAAGCACGGTAAGTTCTGAATGTATCAGTACCCATTGCTAAGAACAAGTCAGAACGACCCAACAATCCCGCAGGAAGTGAGCTGTAAATTTTGGTGATAGCGTCATCAATGTTACTTGAAGTCAAGCTAGTCAATTGTGTCCATCCACCGCCCGTAGTTGGGTTGCCTTGGATTGGATCACCTGCACCACCGAAACCAAGAGCAGTTAGGATAGTCAAATAGCCATCCCAAAAAGAGTTATTTCCGCTACCTGAAAGTGAACCCTGCCAAATAGCGGTTTCGATAGCTTCAGCGATGCCCATTGCTTTTTCTTCGCCAATCTGATTTTGGAATACGCCAAGGTCAACGGGTGCGCCTGCGCTAAGACCGATTTGAGTATATTTTGCTTCAAGGTCTTTTGGACACAAGTTTTCAAACACTTTCACTTTACCTACTACTATGTCGCGGTCTGTGATAGTGGTTGTGCCTGAAGTTGTGTTTGCGCAACCATCTGCTTGAAACATAATGGTTGATGAAAGGATTGGTAATGCCTTAGAGGATTTAACATCAGTTACAATTTGGTTTGCGCCTTGCAACAATGATGCTGTTTTACCACTAAACATCGCCTTCACCAAGAGTTGGGTTTGGTCTTCCTTGGTGTAGTTAGTTAAATTACCTACTGAAAATGCCATGATTTATTTGTTGTTTTTTAATGCTTTTGCGAAATTTGCCAACCTATCTTCTTTTGCCGTAGGTTGTATCGGCTTTTTAGCGGGTGCAGGTTCTTGTGCTGCAAACTCTTGAAGTGCTGACATTTGCTGCTCTTGAATACCCATAAGTTTTTCAAGTGCGCCTTTGATGTCTTGCATAGACTTTTCCAATGCTTCGAAGCGTCCTTCAACGGCTGCGAACTTCTCAGAGAAATCTTCTTCAACGGGTGCAGGCTCTTCTGCTTCTACGATGGCTGTTACAACACCGTCAACAACGGTAATGATTTTATTGCCTTCAATAGAGTGTTCGCCATCGGGTGCGGGTGTGCCATCTTCCAAAGTGACCATAGAACCTTCTGCAAGTTCTTCGCCTTCGTAATTTAGAACAACACCGTCAACGGTAGCGACAGAACCGAATTTCATCTTTGATTTAGCGAACTCTTCGCGTAGTGCTTGGAACTCGCCTTTGATTTTTTCTAAAATTTCTATCATACTATTAAATGTACATTATTGAATAGAGGTGCGAAAATTCTCAATCTCAGCAAGTAAATCCTTTGCTGCTCTAAGGCTTTGGTTCTCTACACCAAAGAACCCCTCAATTGAAAATCCCTTGAATTCTCCCGCCTTTACTTTATCCCATACCTCGTCATTGTCTACTAGGTAAGACACAAACCACGAACCATCTGGCACTTCCTCAAATCCTTTGGGGGGATTTATACCGCGTTCACGGTTCACGAAGTAAGATTCAATCATGTTTAAACTTTCTACTTCGTCTGTGTGGTTAGTGTTAACCGCGCTGTATCTTTGCTCACGGCTAAATTTCTTAGCAAGAGACCAAATTGTTTCC